ATGCCATCAATTCAAAGAATGACCACTTCATATCAAAGAGACCAGCAGAAGTATTGCAAAATTGCCGAATTTGAAAATAGTACAACAGGAATATCAATGCTTATTTCAGTATTTAAGAACCATGATAATTCATCTCCGTCTGTTGTTTTATTAACAGGATATAGCAATGGTCTATCTGTTAATTCGATAAAAAGAGGAACCTATTTAACTAATGTTTATTATCAAAAAGAAGAGAACAAAATCATTGTTTATGTAAAATTATTAGCATACGTGTATATCAGTACATTGTGCATTGGCACGAATGGGGGGCTCAATCTAAGCCATGAAAACAATCTAGATTTACCATCCGGCGCAATCGAAATTCCTATATCTTGACAAGAATTTAGCAATATTTGAGAGCTGGAAGGACTGTTAGGGATAAATGATACGTGGTACAGAAAGAGATCTGTTAGTATTACCGATTTTAATGAATTTAAGAGTACTGGATATACACTTCTCGAAGGAGTTCAATCAATGGATAATAAACCAAATACACCGAGTAATTATGGATACTTGGAAGTTATTTTTTATAAAGATGGCTATACCAAGCAGTTTTTTACAGATTTGCAGAGCAGAGTTTTTGTTCGAGCATCTAATAATGGAGTTTGGGATAGCTGGAAACAAATGCAAACAACATAGTATTACAAATAAGCTATATTTTAATGAAATAAAACAGACGGGTGCCGGCCCACACCCGTCCGCTCCTCATGTTACCAAATAATTATAGTATTTCTACATTTTCAGCATCATCCAGATTCTCATCAACTATATTCATGGATGAAGACAGGTCAACAAAACTAGAATCCAAAAACAAAGCACTTACACGAAATGAAGCTGTGTTTGTCTTACTCCGAACGAAGAGGGAACCATCTTTTCGTTTGAACTCTATTTCAGAAGTTATACTACCGTTGACTTTCCTTATGATATAGGAGTTACCAGTATTACTATTAATAAAGAACATACCTGTAACGCCACCCCAATATATATACAATATTACACCGACATAGGAGTTGCCTGAATTCGCTATGCGAACGATACATACTTCTTGAACAGAGCCTTTATTGCAAGCCAATACAGGAGAAAGAACACCTTTCCTTAATAGCCCTTCACTTCCTAAATTGGCAATCGGCATTAGTCCTTCCAGTACTGAGGCATTGGCTTTCAACGCCTCACTTAATTCCATCTTTTCCATAATATTTTTTATTTACCAGTTTCCAAATTGTTTTTCTTATAATCCTGCCATGAGTCGGCAAGCTGCCCCACCGAAGCGGAAGTGTAGAGGTCAAGTATATGAATCTCGTCATCGGCAAGCTCCACAAGCTCGTTCCGATAGATCTTCTCCGCAAGCACGTGCGCCGGAAGACCGGGCACGTTCCTGTAAATGCCGTCAGCAATATCCTTACGGATATCCGCTATCACCATATCCTGTCTGTCTATCCCCGTGAACAGGGGAAATTTTGTAAAATCAACTTTCATAATATTCTTAATTAAATACTGTTATCCGCAATAAAACATAACCCAATAATTGCCCATACATTTAATGAATCCGGATGAATAATCCAAATCCATATAGGACGCCTCTTTTCCTCCAGGAGCAGGCAGGATGCGCCCTTCTGTCAGTCTTACCCCGCCGCTCATACGTTTGAAGTATATGGTATGTCCGGGAACATTCGGAGGAAGCGTCACCTCTATGTTACCCGTATTAATAAACATCACATTGTCATCATTGTTATTCAGAGAGGTGCTGACGGATATGTTCCTCCAGTTGCCCACTATGCCACGGAGAGAAACATAACTGTCATTGTTCGGATGAAGGAAAATGTTACCTCCCTCCACGAACAGGGGAATGCTCGGGGTCTTGATATGCATCCCGAGCATGGCGTTCGGACTCTGTATGTCAATTCCGGCATCATACTTAATCCCTTCGATTGTGACAAACTGCGTGTTTCCCCCGAGTTTTACGCTTGCGAATGTCCTGTCGTTATAAAACTCAATCTGCCCGGCGGATAATTTGAATCCGACATAAGTGTCTGTTGTATCCTCATATAGAGTTTTTGAGGACAATACTCCGGAAGCGATGGAGAACGGACCGATACGTCCGCTATCCGCCGTGATTTTTCCGCTGATATCCACATCAACCGCCCTGATACCGTCCGCGTCAATCATGGACGCCTTGATTTTCTCGGTCAGCAACAGCTTGGTGGCGATAAAAGTCCAGCTCTGTGCTACCTCCCAGTATTTTATTTTTCCCGAAGCCACATTCTGCTTGGGAGTCTCCGTCGATACCGATGTATGCGAACGGATGCACAGGTACAGCAGGTTGTCATACAGCACTATGTCGTAAAATTGCTGCCCTTGCTTGCCTTCCAGGTAAGACACAGACGCCCCCCATACACGCATACGCATACGCGCTCCCTTATCTCCCTTGTCACCTTTGGGAGCAAAACTGACCTGTCCGGTTCTAGTCACCAACGGCATATTACCTCCTTACTCCTTGGTTGTGATGGTCCATGCCACGTTGCCTCCTGCCTGCTGGCACATGTCCCAAGTACACGTGCCGGAAGTGGCTGCTGTACCGGAGGTGGACGGGTTAAGGACTACTCCTGCACTGTCCATGAACACGAAATAGAAAGTCATGTCCTTGTACTTGGTGGTACTCCCACGCTTGACCAGAATGGGCTTATAGACCACCGTGTCACCACTTTCCCGGATGGTTTCGTCCTCGGGCGTGGGGTTTAGGATCAAATCAAACGGGTCGGACGCATCCATTACGGACTGCGTGTCCTGACCGATGAGCTTGCCACTCTGGTACACCTCCACCTTGAACACACCTGTCGTGTCAACCATATCGTTGGTGACGGTCAATGTCTGCGTGGTCTTTCCGCTCAGCACGCTCCACGCACCGTTGACCTGGTTGTACCACCTGTAGGTCAAGCCTGTAGTGATCTCGTCACTGCCCATGCGAGCTACGGCTTTCAGAATACAGCTCTGCCCTTTGTCCCGAAGGGTAAAATACTTGTTGTCACCGGCAATGATCGTCACATGCTTTTGGTTCCCGACCCCCTTGGTGATGGGGATGCTATAGACGAACTGGACGGTGTCGCTGGTATTCCCTACGGTCACGGTGGCTTCACCCTTGATGGTACAAGAGGCCGCTCCGCTCGCCTTGACCAGGTTCTTGACGATCTGCAATCCGTAGTAATCCGTCGTACCGGACTGGTAAGGGATAAACTTGAAATGTCCCGTCTCACCGCCAAACGTGTTGGTGGAGACATTGCCCGAGAACTTGATCTCGACATCATTGAAATACCATTTCATGGAGGAAGGGACCACCAGCCCTTCCGCCACCCGCGAAGAGGTGAGAATGAAGGACAAGACAGGCTTGAGCGATGCGAAGTCCGGCGCGATGTTTGTCGGCGCGGACGCTTCGCCCATATACTCCTGATACAGATCTCCCTGGTTACACTGGATTGACGGCATATAAACGCCGCCCTTTTGCGAAAATATGACCTGTCCGGTCGCGCTGGCCAAACTCATGACGCTCCTCCTTCCCCGGTTGTTTCCGTACTATCCGTGCCTTCGGAGCTTTCGGTGTTGTCCTCCCCCCAAGAGGCAGGTGTGAATACTTCGACGGGATGGTCCGTACCGTCTATCTCTTCTTTCGCCGCCTGCGGGGTCAGGCAGATGCCGCCCACTTCCTTGGCTCTCTCAAACACCGTGTCGCCGGGGAAACGTGCCACGTCCGCCTGCCACAATAAAACATTGCCATCCGCTGTTTTGTTGCGGATATCGGTCAGATGCAACCGGTCTGCAACCTCCTTCGTTACTTTAATGTAAAATGCCATAATTCTATTGTTTTTAATGTTATCCAAATTTTCTTGCTACTACCGCCTTGCCCCCCTGTGTGAGCACCTTGCCGCCTTGTGTCAGTACCACGTAAGGACCTCTGTCCTCCACCTCCAGCTTTAACATCATGCCGTTGCTGAAAGGTATCTTGGGAGAATATCCGCCGGCAACCTTGGTATATCCGGCATCTCCGCTCTTCTTGACGTACCAGTGACAGTTAAACATGGCGGATGGATTCGGGATAACCCCCATGGTATCCCGAATGACAGGTTTGGGGAAGATGGCGTAAGTCCCGTCCGGAACACCCGTAAGTACGCCCTCCCAGTCGGCTTCAACCTTCGGAATCCTGCGGCGTATCACCGTAGGGACTGCCGGGTCCGATGCGCCCGGGGTTGATGCCGGAGTCCCGGAAGCCGCATAGGTGGCCTTGCAGACAATCGTGATGTCATCACCTATATAATTGCGATCAATCTTATATACATTCTTGTTCAGTGATACAAACTCCCAGTCGTTGTCACCCGCTCCTGTGGTTATCGCCTCCAGCGCTCCCGTAGGCAACAGGCGGTACCAGAAGAACTTGCACTTGCCCGTAGCCGTCACGTCCGTGTCGCCTACCATCAGTTTAGCCGTGATGGTCTGTGCGGTGATGTCACGCACCGGGTTCCAGTCCAGCGTGGACGGGCTGTCTATCGTCAACACGGGGATGGCATCCGTACCGTCAATGGTGCGGATCACCCGGCTCATTTGAAAAGTGAACAGCTGTCCGGTACGTGTGTCGGCATATTCCGCGTAAAACTCCAGCGTGACGGGTTTTAGGACGGCGACATTTCTTTTCATTGTGATCTGTCCCTTGCTGTCACCGGACTCCGTAATGCTGTAGCCTGTGTTTGTCGATGTGATAAGCGTGCGTGTAGATCCGATGCGCTCGTACCACTTCATGTTGGTCAGTCTGGAGTTGACCGCCCCGATTTTAGTCACCGCTTCCGGATCGGTGGCGTTGCACCGCGGAAACAGGACCAGCGGTGTCAGCGTATAGTCCGGAGTGTATTCAGCCTTGTCAGCCTGGTAGACCTGCATGTCCGGCACGCTGCCCACCACCTCGATGTTACAACTGGTTTGTAACAGCCGGTAGTTGATTTCTATTTTTCGTTGCTTTGTTGCCATTGTATAAAACCATTTTAAAATGTTACAAAATTCTCCGCCACTTCAAACTGCTGCCCGTCACGCAATAACGCCTGTGCTTTAAACGTACACACCCGCATGTTGGTATAATTCGGTCCGAGATCATCTGTCGTCAGAGGAAGATTTTTCCCGGCGCCGGCACGCTTCACCGCCCATGCGTTATCTTCTGATACATTCCCGGTATCACGCGTCCAGCTCACATCAGCGTCAAGTATATGATCTGTCACGTCACGGTTGTACAGCTTGCCGGTAATATATAACGTTGTGGAAAAAGTCTCGATATCAAAATACCACCCCTTTGTGCTGCCGATCTCTATCGTAAATTCCGGGTTCCCTTCCAGCATCGCCCATCCGGCCGCCGCATATTGCGGTTCGTCGGCTGTTCCCGTCATCAGGCACTTCCATTTGCAGCCGTAGTGCCAAACCGTGTCCGCCCGCTCCTGCGTATTGGTGTAAGGATTGTCAGAGGACGCGACTTCGGCCGACCAAAAGCCACGGTCCACCAGTTCCTGTACGGGCAGTCCCTGCCAGTCCACCCGGTAAAGTTCACCGAAGATGCCGGCACGGGCGAATATGTACGAGTGCTTATAGTTGACGGGGAGATTATCAAACAAATCCAAATTGGGCAAACGCCCCAATATCATGTAATAGTTGTTCTGTTCCAGGACAGGTTTCGTTACTCCTTCCAGCCAGACAAGACATTTATCCGTGGTGGCGGACAAATACCAGTAGCTTTGCCTGTCCTCATTGAAGGCGTTTCCTCTTCTGGTAATGATCGTCAACTCTGTGGGAGGATAGTTTTTACCGCCCGGCACCTCACTGTCCGGGTATGACAACACCGAGATGGAGTTGGCCGGGACATTCTTGGACAGCACGCGCATCCACGAGGCGTAATACTCCCCCGTTGAAAAGAGGTTGTTTACAATCCCGTACACTATATCACCCTCCTGGAATGCGGTGAAGTCATTCTCCCAGCGCTTGCGCAATTTCAGGGTATAAGTTCCGTCGCTCTCTAAAGCCACGGACTCAATGACTCCGTTCTCGGAATATGAGGTGTCGCCTTCCTGTGCGTTCAGACGGTTATAGATGATTTCCTTGAACAATGCGGAGCCGCGTACCTCAAGACGCTCGAACTGACCGCGCCCATCAGGATAGATACCGGCACCTTTACCGGCAATCATGGAGTCGATGAACTTGCCGAACTTCAATAAGAAATTTGTTCCGTCCGCTTGATCCTTACGAAGGAACATTACTAAGGAGCGCAATGCGGAATACACGTTATGGTCTGTCGCAGGGGTGGAGTCGTGGCTTCCGATCACATACACACCGCTGCCACCACCGCCCGTATAGGTCTGTCCCTTCAGGGTAAGGCTCTCAACCTTTTCCTCCAGCTCCCCGATACGGGAATAGGCAGCCGTCTCACCAACGGTATAGACAGGCGAATCAAACGGGAAATCCAAGTTAAATTCAAAACCGATAATCCTTGACTGCCTTCCGTTATCGAAATAGGCTTTGTTAATAAGATTAACCTTTTGACCAATGCTGTAGAGGTTATGAATGCCGTCCTCGCGGTATGCGTCACCGGACATCATCGTGCAGTCGTAAGTACTCGGGTCAACCTTTGATTTGGAAGCGTATTTTTCCGTCTTGACCTTCAGTTCCTGTTCTGCAGCACCCACAAGCCCCAGTTCGGTTATTTTCGTGCTGTCCCAGCCGGATAGTACATATTCATCTCCATCCTGGGGAAAGAGCACATCGCCGGGAAGCGGTCTGCCGTAGTCCTCATTCCTGACTATCTCCCAAAGCTGTGCCTCAGGGTTCCATCCGCCATCCTCCAGCTTCTCCGGCTTTCCCTCAGGATTGAACTTCACGGCGAACTCCAGACCGTTAAGAAGGCCGGACTCAAAGCGGATCTTCAATTCCTCTCCGGACAGGATATACTCCTGAGAGAAATTAATACCGGTATCCTTAAAACGGTAGGCAAGCCATTTCTCCTCTGTGGTAGTCCCGTCCTTCTGTTCCACCTTATCCACGTATTCTTCCGTCACAACATCCGACATCGTGCCAGTACGTCTGGGGAAGACTTCATCAAAGAGAACCACACACTCCACAGCTTCCTCCGTACTCATGTCAGGATAAGCGTCTATGTAAGGGGTTCCTTCGGGAAGCATCAGACGCCGCTGCACTACGCCGTTCACCACTACCGTCTCATCAACCGGACGGTAATCGGCAGGCAGATTACGGGTAGAACCGAAAGCATAGATTCTTGTCGCATAGGTGGATCGGGATTCAGATCGTGGCATTTCCTGCACGTTTTTCTCGATCTCGAAGTCCACCGCGTCGCCAAACTCACAACGCCCGAAATGGATTATATTCTCGGTTATCCAGCACTCGCAATCCCATTTTTTCGCCATGGAGAAACAGGCATCCAAAATGTTGATGTTCTCATAAGACATCAGTTGTGATTTGTTCTCTACCGTACTGTCAATGGAGAAAACAAAATCCTGTCCTTTGTATGTGTAACCAAGAGCCTTTAAATTTCTCAGGACTATACCGGCTTGTACGTCAAGCGGGGCGGTCAGGTTCCAGGACGCCTCCTGTCCGGCCGTCTCCGGGGTATATTTGAAGATTTTGTTTTTCCATTTCCAATAATAGGCATCAAGCTGAAGCTCATAGTCGTAGCCGGCGGTATTGGTGTTGAATGCGGGCTTCTGCAAATCGCACACTTCAAACAGTCCGAAGTCACACTCCACGTATGAGCCAAGTTTGAAATATATGGGATTCTCTAAGGAGAACTTTAACATGATGTAGTCCTCCTTCATCAGAGTGAACTTACGCTTGCAGCCTTCATTGATCAGAGTTGTAAGCTGGATAGCACCGGATATGTCTTTGATGTCGATTTGTTTCATGTCTTCAAAGTTCGGAGATAAAAAAAAGAGTACCCAATTTTGAGCACTCACATACACGACAATAAAACCAATGTCGTGAATTAAGTTCTGTTGGCCGAATTATTTCCTTTTATTCCGCACATACAATAAAGTCTTATCTTTTGTTATAAGACACTCGCGAATCGCTTTTTGTGTCATTTCCTCGCCAAACCTATTATAGAATAACTTTATGGTACAATTGCCCACACCTATTATTTGAACTAAATAGGGTGTGTTATCCACACCCTATCATCTACTTTCGCCCTTCCGGGCTCGGATTTGGCTCGTTGAACTTGGCTGAAATCTTTCCAAAAGTTCGGTCTAAACTCTGTGCGTAAGTGATACTTTTACCGAGATAAATCAGATGATAAATCTCGCTACTATTAGCCGGGACTTGAATATCAACCTTGCCTTTATAAAGCTCATTGAAGAAAGCTTTTTTCTTTGATTGATAATCAGACTGAGAATTACCCTCGATAGTGAACGAAAGAGTTATTTCCCTCTCATCGACTTTAGGATTATTGATTATTACCCGTTTCCCATGTTCAAGTCGGCTTTTGTTCTCAATAAAATCCTTCATGGGAGCGGATGCCCCAATAACATCAAGAAACCCCTCTCCCATTCTCACACCCCATGTTGTATAAGCGTTTTCGCCATTAATTAATAATTCATCCATAGACTATAATTTTGCTGTATTCTTTTTAACTTCTGCTATATCTCTTTGCATCTGTTGAATAGGTTTGACGATTGCCCCTGTATTTTCTGAAATCTGTACCAATTCAAGATAGGATTGCGCTATCAAATCCCGCGTATCATCAGCAATATTTCTTGTTTCCGTATCTATGGAAAGTAGAGCATCTGCTTTTACTGTTAGTAGATTAAGTGATTGAGATTGAATAATATTCTGATTCTTTATTTCTTCTCCTGCAATCTGCAATGCTGTAAACCTACCGCTTAGTTCTCCTGCATCTTCATGTGTCATTTCAGTGCCGAACCCTCTTGATGAAGAAGATTGGGATGTTGATTCTTGCGAAATCTTATCATATCCGGTTGCTGCGGCAAGTTCGTCACGGAGCTTCATGGCTTCGTCCACATAACCCATGTATTCATCCATCAGCTCCTTACGCTCATTATTGTCAAGCGTACCATCATCCTTCATGGCTTCACCGAATTTATCATACCATGCCCTCAGTTTGTCACTAAACCGTTCACCAATGGCATTTGACAGCATCGCCTGCATGAAATATTTGGATATGTCATCAGCAAAATCCTCCGCACTCTTTTCCATATCCATCAGACTGCTTACAAAACTGTCATACATGGAATCGAATGACATTCCGATCAAGCCCTCATAAAGACTGTCGGTCAGTTCTTCCAGTTTTCCTGCCTGCTCTATATAATCATCCAGCTTGTCGGTAACACGCTCACCGTAACCTCCCTTACCGGAAGATTCCATGATATCCCATAACCATACGTCCGACCGTAGAGCCTTCATCTGTTCGGGGGTCAGATTCCACAAGGAATCAGTGCCGGAGAAATCCTGCATACCGGTAGCTTTTCTTGCGTGTTCCAGCATTTCATCCGTCCATTTCAGATAATGCTGCCAACTGCCGTGGCTCTTATGATATCCGGCTTGCTCCTTTGCTATTTGCAGATAGTTTTTATTGACTTCCTCCTGATATTTTACAGCTTCCTTGTAAGATTCAACCGATTTCATTCCCCTGCTTGCCTTCATCTCGCCAGTCAGATCCTCGATGGCCGTTTGCAAAGTTTCATTCCTGTTCGTCAGCCTGTCTATCGTTTCCTGTACTTCCTTGGCGTTTCCACCTATTCCAAACAGGGAGTTGAAGCCTCCGAATGAGATCGCGTTCAGGATGTTTCCTATGCCGTCCCTCAATGACCTGCCGATTGTGACAAACAAATCCCCTGACAAGACATCACCGATAATTCCACTGACCGCGTTCAGAACAGCATCAAGCAGACCACCGACAAGATCACTCAATCCGTCTTTGAGTACGTCAATGATGGACAGAATCCATCCGACAATGGGGACCTCCTTAAGAGATTCTGACGTTTTTCCTATGACATCCTTGAATCCGTTCACGGTTTTGATAATTCCGCTATACGCGTTATATAATCCACCGGATGAAATCTGCTGCAAGCCTCCCAACAAATTTTCCATGCTTGCTTTCAGTCTGGTGGCGGTATCAGTCACATTACGCTGGGCCTGATTGGCGATATCCGTCTGTGTCTTTACATTGGCGGATGCAATGTCAGCATTCTGTCGTGCTATATCAAGGGCATTCGCTGTAACCTGCTTTTCTTCTTCTGTTCCACTCTTCTGTGCTTTGGCGTAATCATCCTGTGATTTCTTTAGTTTTTCCAAAGCGGCTGTTTCAATCTCTATGGCATTGATACGGTTTTGTTCGGCTGTATGATAGGCTTTTACATCCTCTCCAAGTTTCTTGAAGTTGACTCCACTTGTACCACCCAAAGACTTTTCCATCTGGCTGATGGCGTCAATCAATGATTTCTGGCTTGCCTGATCGGAGTTCTTGAACTTGTCAGTCCGTACATATTTTTTTGCTTCGTCCAAGGCAGGCTTTACCATGTCGGAAAACATGGAACCAAACTCACCGAACACAGTAACCCAATCTATATTGGCTTTTATGGCTTCTGTTTCCTTGTTCTGTATGGCAACATCACGTTGTTTCTCCAGTAACTTTACTTGTGCACTATTAACACCGTTTTCTTCCTGTGCTTTCCTTATTTTTTCCGCATACTCTTGGGCGATAGCCAATTTCTGCTGCTGGAACGTGCCATATTCTTTCAAGTAGTCGTTCAAAGCCTGTTGTTCGGCTTTCAGCTGTCCTTCAGTTACATCGGAAATATCTTTATCTCTCATACTTTCGGCATTGGTATAAGCTTCTGAAATTTTCTGTGCCTGCTTGTCGGTCAGCTTACCGTTACCGGCTTTGCTCCATTCTTCCTCCTGTTTTCTTATCGCATCAATCTGTTTCTGATAATCAAGGTCAATCTGTTTCAACTTCTTTTCCGTGCCTTCTCTCATCAGGTTGATTTCATCCTGTTGGTTCTGACGGCGGAGAGACAAGAGTTCTTCGGCTGTCTTTTTTTGTTCTTTTTTTTGCTTTTCAGCAGCTTTTTCCTGCTTGATCAAAGAACTACCAGTAATACCGCCCAAATTTTTATAGGCTTTTTCAGTTGTTTCTACTCGTTTCTTAGCTTCTTCATACAGCTTTGAAGTAAACTTGGATTTATCCTTTTCTATTTCAGAAAGTTTCTTCTTAGCATCATCCCAGTCTTTCTTCGCTTTCTCATAATCCTGCTTGTAAGTAGTAGGGGATTTCTTTTTAGCCAACGCTCCATTAATTGAAGAAATAACACTTTCTAAATCTCCACCTTTAACCATCATCCCGTTTACAACAAAACCATTGCGTTTGGATGCAGACGATTGAGCAAGTTTCAATTCCGTTTCAAGCTTCTCCTTAGAATAGTTTTTAAGATTGGATTTGTAAGCGGAAATATTATCATCCAACATGTCTTTCTGATACTTTTTTAAAAGTTCAGAGTTTTTCTCCATTTGCTCACGCACCTGTACGTATGACTGATTACCAGAAAACATTTTCCATATTTCTTTATCGGAATCAGACATATTCTTCCGTAAATCAGGATTATCAAATAGCTGCAAATATCTCCGTTGGTTAGTAATCGTTTGTTTTAGAGCATTATAATCATCTCTCCTGCCTTGAACAGAACGCCTTGAATCTTCTTCGTTTATTTTTTGCTTCAACTTTAAGATATCCTCCAACTTTAGCTTTTCAATATCGTATTGTTCGAAAATTTTAGGATATTCTTTACGAAGTTCTTCTAATGATTTTTGCCGAGTAAGAGTAGCCAAACTCTCATCACGAGCAGCCGTCAATAATTCTTCGATTTTCAGCTTGTGTTCCTGTTCTTTTTTAAATGCTGCATCTTTAATGCCGTTATATTCTTTTTGAGCACGGGCGGCAGCAGTTGTACTATCAGACATTGCCCACATTGTAGTAGCAAGCCCACCGATAATGACAGTTAAAGCTACATAAGGATTGGTAAGCATTGCAGCGTTTAAAGCTAACTGCGCTTTTCGTGCCAATAAACGGGCATTGGTAAGTCCAATCTCCACAAGAGTATGTTTACTTTCGGCAGCAGTAACAAGCATCACTGCGGTCCGGTATGTACCATAAGTAACCACTAATCCAGCCAAGATCTTACCTACTGTTTCATAATTCTGAATCAACGAAGTTGTCATTTGAATACCGTCCATGATAACACTTTCCGATTTTGTTCCCAATTCGTTAAACACGGAATCCAAAGCATCCTGCATCATAGACAACTGACCATTGATAGTCTTTGAAGCATTCTCAGACATATTATAGAACTTACCACCTGCGGAAGTTGCATCAATGAATGCCTGTTGAACCATTTCAGCGGAAACAGCACCTTTGGACATTTCATCTTTCAAAATTGCGATAGATTTTCCGGTCTTTTCGGAGATAATCTGTAACGGGTTGAATCCAGCGTTTATCATTTGATTCAGATCCTGCCCCATAAGTTTACCCGCTGCTGACATCTGTGAAAATGCCAAAGTCAGCGAATTGAACTTACTGGATTCCCCCATAGAAATATCACTAATGGCTTTCAAATATTTGATAGTGTCTTCTGCTTGTATGTTAAATCCAAGCATCATCTCTTCTGCTCCGACCATATCCGACATAGTAAGTGGAGAAATCTTAGCCAGCTCTTTGATTTGAGGAATAAGTCTGGCAGCCACATCTTTGCCAACCATAGTCTCGATAGCGGTCTGCATGGATTGGAACTCACCGCGCACACGGATAAGTTCTGAACCTAACGCTTTCAGAACACCGGCACCACCAATAACCGCCAATGCTTTCTTCCAAGATATGGCAATACCGTTGTTGTTGTCTACGACTTCTTTGGCATTATCGTTGTAAAGGGCATATTCATCCCGGAGTTTCTTTACGGAAAGACGCGCTTCGGCTTGTTGTTGGGTCAGCCCAAACAATGCAGCCTTTTCTTCATCAAAAGCCTTGCGAGCGGCGTTGTATTCTTCTAACTTGCTACTTGCTGATAATGGGTTTCGCTTCAAGGCGGTACGATAAGCATCTCCAAGTCGTTTCACATCTGCTTCAATATCCTTAACAACCGCTTTTTGAGCAATGATCTTTTCTGTGAATCCGTTTACGGTTTGCGAGGCATCGAAAATCTTCTTCTTGAAACTACTCTCCATGACCGCACCAGCTTTGGCGGCTTCATTAACCAGTTCATCCATTCGTTGATTAGATGCAGCAAGTTGAACATTTAAAGCCTTGAAAGCAGCAGGAGATTGCGTGCCATCCATGCTCATTAACTCCTGCTTTAACTTCGCAATTTCATTACGAAGCCTTACAACTTCTTCCCAGTCACTACCTACCTTAAAATATAATTTCGCCATATCTATTTCTTTTTCCTACGATTAGCCAATTCCTTACCACTGATTCTATTCACCTTTTGACCACTGACACTATGAAGTTTATCCCGTTGCATCATCAACAGATTCCTATAAGGGATAACCTCAAACACTTCTGTATAACTCAAATGAAGCGTGTCAATCAAATGGGCTATCTGCCCGAAGAACGTTGTGTTTCCTACTGTTTCGGTCTTGCTGCCAGCATCGACACGT